CTTACATCCTGGTTGTAAAAAGAATGGCAAATTCTCTAACATAAGAGTTACTCTTCCAAGCATCTCCTGAGCTGTAGCGCCTTTGTTTGCGATAATTGCAATAACTTTTTCTGGATGAAATACTGCATACCAAAGTAGATACGCAACAGAACTAATAGATTTGCCAGACTGGCGACAAGCAAGAACAATACTAAATCTATTATCACTAAAATGATTAAACATTTTTTCTTGATATTTGTATAATTCAAAAGGTACTAAGCCTTTATCAAGATGAATAATTTTACAATAATTGGCCGCAAAATATGATGGAGATTTTAAACACTTTTTATATTCTAGTACTTCATGCTGTGTAAAATTATGTAAGACTCCGTCTCTTTTAATATTTGCGTTGCCAAGATAGGTTTCACTCATCCGTCTTGTAATCGCTAATGTCAACTATATTGTCCTTTTCATCTTGTAAAAGCATACGCTGTAAATCACTTGTGGACCCAACAAATACATTATTAGTAGTTTGGTTAGCTAACTCCTGTGGCTTATCTTCTTTATGATAGTCTTTCTTTTTCTTATGAAGATCCATGAGATTACCATTTATGTCACCCATGTTCTTCATCATACCCGATAGCACTTCAAAGGCCCTTGGATGTTCAGTAGCTCTTGCTACCTCCATCATATCTTCAAGAGCCTCTGAACCTTTAGCTAAGAGATCGTGGTAAATTTGTCTTGAATATTCAAAATCATTTTCTGCTGTGTTATCATCATCTTTTTTCATCTTACGCACTATCTGTAAACGGATCTGTAGTATCTATATATTCCGTGAAACCGAAGTCTGAATCAGCGCTGGCGTCACGTGGGTTAGGCACGGTTGTGATTCTTTCTATTTGCGTATCAGAGTCTTGCAATCCTGTTTCCATATCATAAATGTCTGCAATAGACTTTGTAATAACGCCAGTGGACCTGATTGGTCCATACAAATTAATTTTCATATCAAAATCTAATGTGTAAATAATTGTTCTACGGGCTTCCATAGGACCTTCATAATCATCACTAAAATTTACACCAACAACAGTAATAGGAATATCTTCTTTAATTTGTGGATAGTCATTAAATGGTTTCATAGTCAATGTATATTGAGGATTAAAATATGGTAAAATTTGCTCAACAATCTGTAATGCATCGTCCTGTGATTTAGCATATATGCTTAATTGAAAATTAATACTATAAGGAACAAAGCTATAAAACCTATTTCTTATAGAATTAGAAGACCCTGCCTGAGAAAAGTTATTTGTCTTTTGAAGCTGTCTAGACTGGTCATATGTAAAACTAACAATTTCGAATGACATACGAGGCAGTTTAATTGCTATTTTAGTATCAGTATCTAAATCAGGATTTTCTCTGATTCTTTCTAAATACTTTTGTTTAGGTGCATATGATAAGGGTACTTTAACTTGGCTAATAACTTCATTTGAGCTATTAGTCCTAAGCACATAAATGTTGTTAAACATTGTACCAAAAGCTGCAACCGCTTTTCTTATTTTCTTATGATAGAAGTAATTTCCAAACATATCTATGTCTCGTTAGGGTCACCAAATGGATTAGTCTCAGAAAAGTCTAAGAACCCATCGGCTGTTGTTTCAAAGTCATCATTTTGCTCATTTTCAGCAATTTTGTTATCTTCATTCACGCTTAATACTAACGAATTAGAATATCTGGGCAATATGGAGTTACCCAAGTTTCTAGTAGACAACACTTTACTTCCAGTTATAAACTCGTGATAGTTACCATCATCGGCGCCAATATGAATGAGTTTCATTATGTTATCTGAATCAGAAAACGCTGCAACCTCACCTTGCATCACAACACCTGAGGAGAATGTTTGCGTAATAATTTCTCCAACTGTGTACCCGTAAGAAGCAGAATCTAATGTGAGTAAATAGGTGTATGCATAATCTTTTTCAATATCATCAATTGCCTCAATACCTGTGTCAAGGTTTTCATCATTATATTCAAACAATTCACAACGCAACTTATATGTTGGTAAATTGCTTAATTGATAAAAAGGCTGCTCATGCTCTACATGCATGATTTGAAATAAAGAATTTGATAATGGCAAATATATTAAGTCGCCTTCAACAGGTCTAATTGAAGTTATTTCGTTATCATATCTGGAAACGGTTTGTGACCATCTTTTTCTAGCTAATACGAATGTAGCTTGATCGCGTATCTCTACGCCAAACTTAGTAAAAAGATCACCATCTCCATCAAAACCCTCTACGTTTTCAATATACATTTCTACTTTATAAGCAGAGTTAAAACGTGAAGGAACATCATCACCAAATATTCTATCTTCATTTACAATATCTCTTGGGATGTAATATACGTCTTGACCGTACATTTTTAAAGATTCAATTATGATATCTTCGTAGAGACTTTGCTCTGAGCGTACTTTATCTGAAAAATAATGATTTGTGGCCATTACATTATCCTACAAAGAAATCGATTGGCAGCTCGTGATCTGTACGAATCTTTTCTCTTAATCTTTCAATGTCTTGTGTAGCGTCATCAAAGATTTGTCTGCCATTTAACATAACACCACCAGGCAATTGCATACCCTCAAATTTAATAAGGTTAGCACCCCATTGTTGTTTGATAAGTGCTGTCGTATATTCTTTTAACCACATATCATTCCAGATTTTTGTGTGCGTTGAAGGATCTACTATACTGTACGCCTCAACTACAATATAGTCATTTACCAGAAGATCACCATCATTAAAATCACCATGAATATAAAGTCTATTTTGATTTCTTACAAAGTCAACCTGAGGTGTCCCTGTCAACTTCATATCTAGTAAAGCAAGATACTGCTGCATCTGTTCGTAATAAGCAAGATCTCCGATATATGAATGAAGATCTGCAATATCATTTAGATGCATTTGATACTTAATGTCAAAGAAATTTTTATTAATAGATCCACTCGTTAGAGCAAACATTTTAGTTACACTGATTACATCGGATGAAATAGGAACGTATTCATTCGTAATGTCATCCGATGTAATTTGATGCTTTAGGAATGTTCTAAATGTGGCTTCGGAATGAAACTCCTGATAGTATTGTAATGCCTCGTCAACTCGGTCCTCTAACTGATCTACATCTACATTGATTTCAATTACAGGTTCACCAAGTCTACGTTTACAATAATCTATTAACGTATCTCTTGAGGTTGGATTGGCCATTTCATTTTCCTTACAAACATGTTATCTCTATTTATAAGGAAAAAATCGCTAAGATTCATCTAGTTTTGCTTTTGCCCATTTGGCCATTTGTTTAACTTTGAGGTTTGCCATAGGTTGAAATGTTCCGGAATCCCATGCATCAGGCACATTTAATTCTGCTCTTACCCAATTACCTTCAGCATCAATGCCTTCAACCGCTTCTAAAATCGTATCAATTTCACCTTGTTGAATAGCCTTGATATCTACGATTCTAGGTGAAAAACCATATAGTCTAATTCTTCTTTCCTCATCGCTGTCATTAGTGAATACACCAGCTTGTGGACTGTGCATAGGTATTCCATTAGAATCTGTTATATAATCCCAGGGCATAATTTACTCCATATTAGCTATAAAATCTTATATTAAATTGACCAACACCACCATCATTACCATATCTATGGTTATTATAAGTATATTGATTCCCATTACCGCCATAAGCAGTATTAGTTTTATTATTTGTACTATTACTAGTACTTACTAAACTTCCTAAAGACCCACTTGTAGTTCCTGGGGATGTTGAACTGCCGTTCTGTGCTGATGTGCTTTGTCCCTTATAAACGGCTACTACGCCACCAGCTGAACCTCTGGAACCAGCATATGAAGCATTAGAGGCAAATCCAAAATTACCACCATTTGAAGACCATACACCACCACCAGCAGACGACGCGGATGCATATATTGTAGCGCTGCCGAAACTCCCAATCAATGCCATTTGTGGAAAAACTATTCTTTGCCAATCATAACCCTGAGTTATTCTGTCTGGTGTTGACTGCGCAGTTGATGTAAAATGCGATTCAGAACCTGTATAACTACC